CATGGCGAAGGATCACTTCCAAGAGAACTTCCGCCAAGGCGGCTTCGTGAACGGTGGCGTCCACAAGTGGCCCGACACCAAGCGCCAAGGCTCCGGCTACAACAATGCCGCCTCGCAATACGGCCCGCTGCTCTCGTCCCGCCGCCACCTCTTCAGCAGCATCAAGTACACGCCCGGCAACGCCAGCGTCACCATCAGCAACGAGGTACCCTATGCCGCCATCCACAATCAGGGCGGCACCATCCACGTCAGCGTCACTCCCAAGATGAAGCGCTACGCCTGGGCCAAGTATTACGAGACTTCCGGCAAGGGGAAGAGCAGCACCGGCAAGAAGAACCGCAAGTCCAAGGCCACGCAGGCGGCCGACAATGAGCAGGCCGCCATGTGGAAGCGCCTTGCCCTGACCAAGAAAACATCCCTGCAGATACACATTCCGCAGCGCCAGTTCATCGGCCCCAGCCGGGAACTCAGTGAGAAAATAGAGCAACGAATCAACCAAGAATTAAAGAACCTGTTAGAAAATTAACGTTATGGCAGCATTATTGAATGAAATGAAACAGCACATAGCCCAAAGCATGGGCGAAGATGTGCACTGGGTCGACGAGGACTACGGTCAACTGGAGGCCCTGCAGTATGGCGAGGACCAGTATCCGGTCCAATTCCCTTGTGTGCTTATCGGCACACCCGAAACGGAATGGCAGTCCATGAAGACCACCGTGCAGCGTGGCAAGGGCGTCCTTTCTGTCAGAATCGCGTTTGATTGTTACGATGATACTTTCTACGGCAGCAAGCAAGAAAGTGCCACAGAGGAGCGCGCTCGCATCGTGCAACGCCTCAACACCGTCATTCACGGCTGGCGCTTTGACAACAGCAGTCCGCTAGTGCGCCGCCGCAGCCGGGGACTGGCCTTGCCCAAGGGTATCAAGGTATACGAGACGGTATACGAACTGAATATGGATGAATCGGTGGTGTCAGAAAAGGGATAACTGCGTGTTGATGCGCTGCAGCCCCTCGATGATGCGAGGCTCCGCACTGGCGTTGATGATATTGTAGAAGGTCTTCTCGCAGATGTGGTACTTCGGCCAGATATACCGGCGCAAGATTTCACGGTTACTCAACCCCGAACGGCTGTGCTCGTCGTAAATCCTGGTCACGTCCTCCACTCTGTAGAGATAACTTCTTCCTACTATTTTTCCACTTTTTCTCATAGATTTGAATGATGAATGATTTCAACTACAAAGTTACTAAAAATTACGCATTTCCGCAATCTAAATCATAGTTTTTTTCACATTTTGAGTAAAAAAAGAGCCTGAAAGTCAACGATTCTTTCAGGCTCTTTCTCCGTCATTTGTCCAGGCGCCATATCTTTCCACCTGTTTTCGAGACGGCCCGCTGCATGAATTCCATGGTGCGGTAGTCCGAGGGATCCACCGTGAAGGTCACGGCCGCCAATCCCTTCGTCTTGGCTTTCCTGAAGGTGATGGGGACGGGCATTTCGTACCGTACCCAGTAACTCAGGAACTCAGTGGTGAGCGATTCGTCTATCTGTACGGCCACTCTCTGCGGACCGAACAGAGGCTGCATCTTTCCTTCTGTCATACCTTATTCCGGATTTGTCGGTACAGCATCGTGCCGGGCACGTAAGGCTGTTTGGTCAGTTCAATCACGCCGCTCACCACCAGGCGTCCGCTGCCGTTACAATCAGGGCAGGTCTCTGACACTTCGTTCCGGTCGTTCTCGTCCATGTGGCTGTAGATGCCCGAACCGGCACACTTGCGGCGGAGGGTAATCTTCGGATGCTTGTAGCACCGCTCTGTTTTTATGGGTTCTGCTGAATTCATTGTCTTTCGTTTTGGGGTTTGTCTTTCGGTTTATACTTCCATCCGTTCAGCCGGTACAGTTCCTTGCGGGCATCCTCAAACTCGGTGAACGTGGCTACCAGGCTGCCGGTGGCACTCCCGTTCCGCCGCTTCCACCGGTAAATGTGGAAGCGGTTGAAACGGTGTACGATGGTGTATTCAGGCTGTGGCTGCATTGGGCATTTCGTCTTCTTTCTTCAGTTCGATGTAGAAAGTCTCGTCCTGCACCACCTCGATGCCTATCTTCGGGAAGAGGGCAGCCACTTCCTCCTTGCCGCGGTCGGCCAGCAACTTGTCCTTGGCGGTCTCTTCTGTGGTGCGGATATACTCGGGCAGCAACTCCTTGCACAGGTTGGTCACGGCGGCCCAGGTGACGCCTTTCAGGGTCTTCAGTTTGGGAGTGCCGGTGCGGAAGCCGAACACGCCGTGGGCGCTCTCCACGCTCTTGCGCTTGGTGAAGAGGGCCTCCTTGTTCTCGAAGGCGAAGGATTGCATCGTCTCGAAGCTCTTGGCGCGCTGCTCTCCCAACTCAGCCAGTTGGTCGGCATACTTCTCTCGGATCTGAGTTATCTCCTGGTCCATACGTGCCGTGATTTCCTGCACGGCGGCATCGGCCGACGCATAGTCGGCAAAAGCCTGTTCGGCTTGCTCGCGGGTGACGCCTGTCACCACTGTTTTCTTGATTCTTGCCATGATGTTTGTTTTTTAGTGAGTTATAAAAGGTCAATCATTCCAGTCTTCATCGGTGATGTTATACTCTTGTTGCATCGCCAGGCGGAGTTCGTCGTCGATTCTTTCCAGTATCTCGTTGTAGATACTGATCTGTTCCAGATTGCTAAACTTCTGCAGTCGATCCACGATTTCATCGCAGATCTTCTCGGCCACTACGTTGTGATGTTCTGTCATAATGATAATGTTTTTAATGGTGAAACTTATGCTTCGCCGCAGGGAGCGGTGATGTTGTATCTCACGGCCATTCCCTCTCGGCGTTTCTCTTCTACGATCCTCAGACCACCCTTGCGGTCAATGGCGCGCAACTTGTTCACGAGCTTTACCAACTCAAGGGTAGTGATCTCTCTGAAAGGTTTCCCGGCGATGCGGGGATTCTTGCAAAAGCGGTTCACGCAATCCCAGTCGGCGGTGTCAATTCCTAACTTCTGCATCCAGTGCAGAGCCTGACTGCGGTTGGCCCGCAGCGTTTCCCGTTCAGCGCGGGTCATGTTGCCTTCGCGCTGCGCAGCCTCCGGCTCCTTGCCAATCAGTTTCTCCAGTCCGGCGCAGCACTCCAGGTATTCCTTCATGCTCATTTCGCGCAGGCTGTCGGTGCGGTTCCACGTGTACTGAAGCACGATTTGCTTCTTCAGTTCCTCGCGGTCGCCGCTGTAAGGCATTCTATTGAACGCCTGATAGAATCTTGCAAAATTGGTTACTTCTCCCATGTCATTCTATATTATTAGTGATTTTAATGAATCCTTCTTCCCACACTTTGAACTTGGCACCGGGCTCGGGAATGAATCGCCCCTGACACACGGCTTCATAGCCTACCACTCTTATCTTCACACCGGCTTTGTACTTCAGCCGTTCGGCAGGCTTGCCCATCGGGCGCCCCTTGCTCTCTTGCGAGATAAAGATGAAACTCTTCTGAGGGAACTGTTCTATCAACTTCTCCACTTGTTCATAGGTCCAGCGGGATTCCTGGAAACTGTCTACGATTACGAACTTCGCACTTTTGGGTCGCTTGAGTCTTACTACAAGGTCATCAAAGGTATCATCTACGGCCACCCGGAATCTGCCCTGGCAATCCCGCATGTGGAATCGCTCCAGTCGCGTCTGAAACGATTGCCCCACGCCTTCCTCGTAACTCATGTAGAGGGTGACGCCATACTTGCAGAGTTCCTTGGCCAGCTGCATGGTGAATCCACTCTTCCCGCTGGCACTCGGGCCACTTATAAACCAAACTTCATTCACTGTCGGTGAGCCAAAACACCGTTGCCACTCCCCGCCCCAGGGGATGGTTTTGTAGGTTTTCAAAAGTATTTCTTTAGGGCTGTAGGCGCGTTTTGTCATCTATCAGTGCTTTTCAGTTTCTCTATTTCGGTATATACTCGTCTCAGTCCTCCTTGGGCCTTGCGCACCAGGGTGTTGATATCAGTGCCTGCGGGCGCGTTCACCTTGGCCACTACGCGGGCCTGGTCCATCATAAATGCCAGGCGCTCCTTGCCGTCGTCGGGCGTCACCTTGCTGTAGCGGTCGCCGTAGCGGCTGAACATTTCGGTATAGCCCACCTTCTTGCACTCGATGGAGCGGTTGATCTTCTCCTTCAGTCCGTCGGCACCCATCATGTACCAGGCGCAGCAGCGCTCGGTGGCGTTCCATAGGGCCTTCAGTTCCAGAAAGGCCTCGTAAGTCAGGTCGCCGGCCTCGTCCAGGATGATGAGGGGGTTCGGGATCGAGCGCAGGTAATACACCAGGTCTTCATACACATCCGAGTAGGTGCCCCGGCTGCTGGTGCCGAACTCTCCGGCAATCTTACGGATCAGTTTCAGTTTGGTCTTCACCTGCGAGCAGTCGATGTACACGGCGTTGGCGTGTCCGGCTACGTAGAACCTTGCGGTGAAGGTCTTGCCGATGTTGGGTTGGTCGCACAGGATGGCGCTCAGCGCACTCTGCTGGCACAGTTCCAGTTGGGAGGTAATGAACTGGAAGGTGGCGGTGTTGGCGGCTTTCCATTCCATCCCGCCGTGCAGGCTCACTCCCAACCGGCGGGCCACCGTTATCCAGTTGGCATCGCTCATCATGCGGTCGGTCTTGCCGTTGCGGAGGGCACTGTACACGCTCGTACTGATTCCAAGCGAGGCCGCGTGCTTGGCGTCGCTGGGATAATTGGCGCGGTTGGCTTCAATCGCACTCAGAATCTTGTTTCTAATCTCTGTCGTTAACATATTTCCAACATATTTTGAATGGTATTACAATTCCTTTCTAAATCTGCTGCGCCCCTTCCGACGCATAATCCCTGAAACTGGAGGGCGGCAGGTCCAGGCCTACATCCCGGGCCACGGGCGTCACCTCCAACGCTTCTTCGTACTCGTCCATCGCGACGGGTTGTTTCCTCTCCAGCATCCCCACCCGCAGGATGGAATGCTCCTTCACATATCCGCGGAACTCGCTCACCTTCTTCCTTTGCTCCACAAAGATGCGCTTGTCTTCCTCGGTCTGCTCAGCGGCGGCCGTGCTATAGGTACCGATGTTCTGCAGCTGGTCTATCAGGCGCTCGTCCTGAAAGATGTACACCTCGTTGGCTTCTCCTTTCTCGTCGGGGATATAGTAGGCATCCACCTCGTAATTGTTGGGTGCCAACCGCTCCAGCACGCGGGTGCTGCTCAGCCACCAGTCGGCATGCGCCACGCGGCAGTAACTGTTCCTGCGGATGGTGGTGGGCACCTTCTCACCGATATAGCGGGCCAGGGTGGCCTTGTCCAGCGGGCGCAGCGTGGGGTTGATGTTGGCCTCCAACACTTGCCAGCGTGTCATGCCCGGATACTTCTTCTGGTTCGGGTGCAGCGAGTTGTTGAACTGCATGATGTCCTGCAGGTCGTCGGCAATCAGTTCCTCCCAGGTGTAGTATTGCTTGTCCACGTAGGTGTCGTTGGCTTCGTCAAACACCTTCTTGGCTTCCACGCGGTAACACTTGTTCTTGGCATAGAAACGGCCGATGCCGTCGTGGTTGCGGTGCTCTATCCGGCGTTTCTTGGCGCCGTTGAATGTCTCGGCTCCCTTCTCCTGAGAGTTGGTGGGGGCACAGAAGTGCACATAGGGGAACACCTCTCCGGCCTTCAGGAATCCGCCGGCATATTGCTCCAGCAAGTGGTGCTCCACCTCTATCTCGGCGGGGCAGCCCCATCCGTGGCGGTCGAGCAGGCGGAACATGTTGCGGAACATGTCCACCACCAGTTCGGTGTTCTTCTTGCGGTTGTAGGCGAAGCCGATGCAACACATGCTGGCCATGTCGTAGGCATAGTAGGCTTTCGGACGTATGCGGGTGTCCTTCAGCTTGCGCGGCAGGTCGCGGTCGTCGATGGTTACTTTCGACAGGGCGAACTCGGCATTGTGGCGGTGCATGTGCGGCATGGTCTCGTGCATGAAGGTGGTGTAACTGTCCAGCTTGGCACGGATCAGAATCTGGTTTTTTGGCGAGTTCAGGATGTTGTTGATGGTGCTTTGGC